CCTCAGACACATTTCCTCCATTGTCAGAGTGCGTGTCTAAGAACTTCTTTGCGGCATCCCACGCTTTTGCGCGGCGTTCCATCAGCTCCATAATCTGTGTCATTGTGTTCCTCCTTAGTGTGAGAGAAGCGAAAGCCTCTTCTTAAGCTCGGTGACTTTCACCGTATGGGGTTTCTTTTTCTCTGGTTCTTCCTTTGGAATTAATTTTGAAAGAAGGGAGTCCGTGACCGCTTTCCTGGAGAAAAGCATCTCGACATCCTCTTCCCTTCCAAGCGCGAACTTTTCTTTTGAAAGATCACTTCCATCAAATAAGATCTCATCGACAAAACCAAGGCGTTTCGCTTCTTTTGCATTCATCCAGGTTTCTGCATCCATGAGTCTGCTGATCTTATTTCTAGAGATTCCAGACTTGATCTCGTAGGCATTCATAATGGATTCTTTTACCTCAGAGAGCATATCGATTGCTTTCTGCATTTCCTCAGAGTCCCCAATTGCAATGGTCATCGGGTTATGAATCATCAGCATGGCAACGGGGCTCATGCATACTTTGGTTCCCGCCATCGCAATGACCGAGGCCGCAGAAGCGGCTAAAGCATCGATCTTTACCGTAACATAATATGGGTAATCCATCAGCATGTTGTAAATCTGGGCTGCAGCAAAGACATCTCCGCCAGGGGAATTGATCCAAAGGGTGATATTTCCTTCACCACTGGCTAACTCATCTCTGAAAAGTTTCGGCGTAACTTCATCTCCATACCAGGTTTCGTCGGAGATTTCTCCGTTTAAATAAAGCGTCCGGTCGGAGCCAAAGTTGTCTGGCTCTTCATTTTTCACCCATCTCCAAAACTGTTTTTTCATCAACGCTTTCTCCTTCCTTAAGGTGTGTCTCCGGCATCATTTTCCTGCTCTTCTTCCTTTGGCTCTTCCTGGGCAGCAAAGATCCCTGCATCTTTAAGCTTGGTCATGTTTCCATTGATGAGATAAAGGTCTCCACCTTCTTCTTCAGGAATGCGGTCAAGATTTTCAAGCTCCCGGATATCATTTGCGCTCATCCAGCCATTTTGCCTTGCTGTGGCGTAGCCATTCATGCGGCTCTGATAGTCTCCTCGAAGAAGGCCATCCACATTGAACTTAAAGAAATAGAGCTTCTTTTCTTCCTGCGAAAGAAGCGCCTTTCGCATCGATTGCTCCCATCGACAGACCCAGGGATCCAAGGTGTATTTCACAAACTCAAGAGACTGCTGCTCAATATTTGAAAAGGTACTGTGCTCTAAGTCTCCAATCATATGCGGAGGAATCCGAAAGATCCTTGCGATCTCATCGATCTGAAATTTCCTGGTCTCAAGAAACTGTGCTTCCTGTGGATTGATGGAAATCGGTGTGTATTTCATACCTTCTTCTAAAACTGCAACCTTGTGTGCGTTTCCGCTTCCACCGAAAGTCTGCTGCCAGCTTTCTCTAATTTTCCCAGGATCTTTCAAAATTCCCGGATGCTCAAGCACGCCACTTGGCGAAGCACCATTTGCGAAGAATTTAGCTCCATACTCTTCACAGGCAATCGCCATTCCGATCGCATTCTTTGCCATCGCAATCGGCGAATATCCAACGAGGCCGTCAAAACCGAGGCCCGGGACATGGAGGATGTCTCCTGGAAAAAGCCTTACCGTCGATCCTTTCAAGGTATGCGCATCATCGTCGGAAGTCACATATTCATAGTAAAGAGCTCCATTTTCATCACGGTTTACGCTCATTCGATTTGGCATCAATGGATAAAGAGCAACGACCTCGCCTTTCCCGTTTCTAATAATCTGCGCGTAGGCATTTCCCCACAGAAGAAGATGAGTCATCAGCGTCTCCCGAAAGACAAAAGACGTCATCTCAGGGTTTGGCTCATCGTGAAGCAGACTGTAAAGTGGGTGATCTAGCGCCTTTTCTTTACTGCCGTCACTTTGGTAGCGATAGAGGTGAAGCGGAAGACCTGCCACTGCTTCAGAAAGGACTCTTACGCAGGAGTAAACAGCCGTCATCTGCATGGAAGATCGCTCTGTCACATGCTTTCCGCTTGTGGATGAACCTAAAAAGAAACTGAAGGCGCTGCCTGACGTGCGGTTCACTGGCTTAGCTCTTGCCCTTCCAAAAGGAAACAAATCCGTTATTTTCATTACATTCTCCTCCTACAGAACCAAAAGGCCTCTCGTGTCGTAGACCGATTCGCTGTTGTTATTTCCTCCCCGGATGGCCCGGTCAAGGGCCATAATGGTCGCAATTGCTCCGTCGATCTTTTCCGTGGATTTCTCTTTGTCTGCTTTGATATTTCCCGCCGGATCTCTACGAATAAAGATGTTATCCATCATCCAGCGGAGAACCGGATGTCCGCCGTGTGCGATTCTCTTTTCAAGGACGAGCTTCATCAGCTCCTTCGTTGGAGGGCTCATATCCTTAAATCCCTGGCCAAATGGCACAACCGTAAATCCCATCCCCTCTAAGTTCTGGACCATCTGGACAGCACCCCAGCGGTCAAAAGCAATCTCGCGAATGTTGAAACGCTCACCAAGGCGCTCAATGAATTTCTCAATAAACCCATAGTGAATGACGTTTCCTTCTGTTGTGAAAAGCATTCCTTGTTTTTCCCATAAGTCGTACATAACGTGATCACGCCGAACCCTAAGATCAAGGGTCTCTTCAGGAACCCAAAAGTACGGAAGAATGATATATTTCCCCTCTTCATCTGTTGGCGGAAATACCAGAACAAAGGCCGTGATATCCGTGGTCGAAGAAAGGTCGAGGCCTCCGTAACAGACACGCCCCTTTAACTCTTCCTCCACTACAGGGAATGCACAGGCATCCCACTTGTCCATCGGCATCCAGCGGACAGACTGCTTCACCCACTGATTTAAACGAAGCTGGCGGAAGGCGTTTTCTTCTCCCGGATTCTGCTTGGCAGACTCGCAGGCAGCCTGGACTTTGTCGATCCCTACGGTAATCCCTAGTGAAGGATTTGCCTTTTTCCAAACAACAGGATCCGTCCAGTCTTCAGATTCGTCTGCCCCAAAGATCACTGGATAGAAGGTTGAATCGTGCTTTCTTCCGTTCATGATGTCAAGAGCTTTCTCATGCTGCTCATAGCAAATGGAATTTGTGTCATTTCCTGCTGTCGTGATCAGGAAGAACAAAGGCTGCATCCTTGCGTCGCCACTTCCCTTTGTCATGACATCAAAGAGTTTCCGGTTTGGCTGAGTATGAAGCTCATCAAAGATCACGCCATGCGTATTAAATCCATGTTTATTCGCTACATCAGCTGAAAGGACCTGGTAGAAACTGTGAGTCGGAAGATACTCAAGCCTCTTTTGCGATCCTAAAATCTTCACCCTCTTTGATAAAGCTGGGCAAAAGCGAACCATATCAACCGCCACATCAAACACGATCTTGGCCTGGTTTCGGTCTGCAGCACAGCCATAAACTTCAGCCCTCTCTTCCCCGTCTCCGCAAGTTAATAGGAGCGCAATCGCTGCAGCAAGCTCGGACTTTCCCTGCTTCTTAGGAATCTCTACGTAGGCCGTGTTAAACTGCCGATAGCCGTTTTTCTTAATCACGCCAAAAAGATCCCGGACAATCTGCTCCTGCCAGTCGATTAATTCAAACGGTTTTCCAGCCCAGGTTCCTTTGGTGTGACAAAGCTGCTCGATAAATAGAACCGCATAGTCGGCTAAGCGCTCATCATAATGCGAGGTCTTTTCCATGAAATGTGTCACTTTGTAATTTTTCAGTTTCCGCATTTTCAATCTGGCGCTTCTCCTTTCAGGGTAAAAAAATAAGCCGCATTGCTGCAGCTTCACGAGAGCAAGAGCCTCGAAGGCCCTGCTCTCTTCTTTCTGTTTTACTTTTCTATCGGTACTGGTTCAACAAAACCGCATAAGCAAGTTGGCTGAAATAATCTTCCGGCTCAATGTCCCACCCCCGGTCATACCGTAGAGTAACATCGCTACCGATTCGAAGCTCCATCTTGCTGATTCTGCCGCCTTCGATTCCAAATTCTGAAGGTGCATCGTAATACTTCACTTCGTAAGATATCGTTTTTCCTTCGATCTCAAGCGTTCCTTTTTCCCACATGGCGGCCTCCCTAAGCAATCGTGAACTCGATTCCGTTCTTTGTTTCCGGTTCGTTTGTTCCGAAATGGCAGTCGTCTTTTCTTGTGACAATCCTGAGGCTGCCCATCTTCCAGCCGTTTGCGCTAAGTTCGTAGATTCCATCCATCAGGCCGGTGCTCTGATCGGTTACTACGATGGCGTCAATTCCGGCTTCCTTAAGGGTTTCTGCGAATTCCTTCATGTCCTTAGGCCAAGGCAGGTCTTCGACTTCGAAGCAGTCCGCTCCGCGGTAGTTTACGTTCTGGTAGGCCCAGTAGGCTTTCATCGCTCCGTCGCTGTATGGGAATTTGTTTTCCTCTTCGAAGGCTTTCATGAGGGCGGTTCCTTCATCGTACTTTTCTTCATCGAAAAGTTTGCTGCGCTGTTTTCTAACGGCTTCTTTCTTCTCCTGGTAGTTTCTTACTTCTTTGTACATGCTTTCAAAATATGCGTTTTTCATGGTCTTTCCTCCGTTTTGTCTTTGCTTTTCTTTGCATGTACATATATCACTCTAAAGCCTTGAAATAGCAAGCTTTATGTGAGCTTTTCTACCTTTATTTTTCACTACCTGTCAGTATGAAATGAACGTACTCTTTCCGGTGCTCTTCAAGGTAAAGGACCAGGTCGTAGTAGTCGTAGTCAAAGGCAATCCGCTGCACGGAGTTTGTATCCAGCATGTTGGTAAGACCGCTTCGCTGGATAGAAAGGATCTGTTTCTTTATGATTTCGTCCATGCTACTCACCCACTTTCCTAACCAGGTCTTCACCAAAGATCACATTTAATCCGGATCCGTTGTCCCAGTGGACAAGAATAGAGCCGGTGTCGTCAATACCATAGACCGTACCAAGTGTTCCTTTGGGCGGCGCCTGAATATCATCCATTTTAATAAGTTCCACTCTGCTGCCTGCGGGATAGATTCTCCGCAGGCTTTCAAGTTCTCTTTTACTTATTTGCATGCCGCAGCCTCCTTCTCCTTAGTCTTTTCCGGGGCGCCGTTTCTCCAGCTTGAGTTACCAGTCAGATTTCGGAGCAGGATCTTCCGGTCCTTCTTATATTCTGGCCCGATAAATCCCAGGCGGAGAAGGAAGCAGCGGAATGCATATTTCTCATTGATTACTTCATGTACTCTGCTGCTGACTCTAGACTGCTCCTTGCTGAGTTTGCAAAGAAGCGAAACAAAGTCGGTGTAGGCTTTAACTTCATCTGGGCCTGGCGATTCCGTAAACCAAGGGAAAGCGATCCGGTCATCCTTTACATCAATGCTCAGGTCATTAATTCCAAGAGACTTCTTGATCAGGTTTCCTTTGGAAGTCAATAGATTCGCTAAGTTACGTGTCTCTACCTCATCGATTGGGATCTCAATGGTAAGGCCGGCATCTTCCTCTGCGTTGTCTTCTTCATTCCTGGCTTCTTCCGGGGTGAAATCCACCTTTTCAAGCTCCTCTGCGATGCGGCTGAGCTTCTGTTCATCCTCACAGAAAACGCTTCCTTCTTTATCCACGGTGACATCTCCAATTTTGTAGGCGCAGGTTGGCATGAACTGGTATTCCGAAGGTTCGCCTGTGATGCGGCAGATCTCTGTCACCAAGTCCTTTCGGTTTTCTCCTCTTACGCTGTAGCTTAATTTCATTTTCGTACCTCCTTGCTTTTGTTTCTTTTGGTAGGTACATACATCACTCTAAAAGGAGAAAATAGCAAGAGATTTCTGTTGAAATTCCAATATTTATGTGAGTTCAGCATAAGGAATCTTCTTTTCATCGCGGAGGACAAATACATCAGAGGAATCATCCCTATATTGGATGTACCGATTCACCGCAACGTCCACGAACTTGGGCTCTAGCTCAATTCCGTAGCAGATCCGGTTCATCTGCTCGCAGGCAATCAGAGTCGAGGCAGATCCCAGGAATCCATCCAGGACCAGGCCGTTGCTCTGCGTGCACTGCTTGATGAGGTAGGCGATGAGTGGCACCGGCTTACTGGACGGGTGGCCAAAGCCATCTTCTTTAGCATTTTTGATTCCGTCAAACTCAAAGACCGATTTCTGCTTCTGGTCACCATACCAGACGTGTTTTCCATCTTTCCGCCAGCCCCAGATGATTGGCTCCATGTTGAACTTCCAGTCAGTCCTCATCAGAGGAGCCCTCGGCTTCTTCCAGACTAGGCCAGCTCCAACCTTAAAGCCTGCGTCTTCGTAAGCGTCATAAAATACTCTTGCTTTCATGGTGGCATAAAACACATAAATCGAAGCGTCCTTTGCCATCGCGTCATGAAAGCGAGTGAAAGAAGACAACAGAAACTTATATCCTTCTTCATCGGAAAGATCATCATTTTTGATTTTCCCAACGGAGCTGTCCAAGGATACAAGATACGGTGGATCTGTGCAGACAAGATTCACTTTGGTATCTCCAAGAAGGGATGTATATGTGTCTTTAGCTGTAGAGTCTCCACAGATGACTCTGTGTTTCCCTAACTGCCAGACGTCACCTGTCTTAGAAAAGCATGGCTTTTCCAGCTCGGCCTCCACATCAAAGTTATCATCCTCAGCTTCCGCATCTGCATCGAGTAATTTCGCGAGGTCTTTTTCATCAAAACCAAGAAGCGAAAGATCAAAGGCGTTTTCCTGAAGATCTGACAGCTCGACAGAAAGAAGCCCTTCATCCCAGCCAGCATTTAAGGAAAGCTGGTTGTCAGCGATGATGTAGGCACGCTTCTGCGCTTCAGATAAGTCTTCTGCAAAGACGCAGGGAATTTTTTCATACCCCTCCTCTCGCGCAGCCTGAACGCGTCCGTGTCCAACCAGGATATTATATTGACTATCGATAACTGCTGGTGAGACGAATCCAAACTCACGGAGGGATGCTCTCAGCTGCGCGATCTGCTGCTTGGAATGCGTTCTTGCGTTTCTGGCGTAGGGCACAAGTTTATCAATCGGCACCTGTTCTAACTTTTTCGTGTTCATTTATCTTCCTTTCCTGGCCCTAAGAAGAATCTCCATCATGTCTTCCTCTGGATCACCGTCAAACTGCTCGGTGCAGTTTTCTTTCACAACATCATAGATTTCATACCAGAGGAGATTCGCGGTCTTCTGATACTGGTTCGACATCTGAACAAATGGAGATGCAACCACGCCTCCCGTCGTTGGGTGTTTTCCAAGAAATCCGTAAGAACTAATCGCGTTTTCACATTGAATATATCTGGCGAAAGCCTGCGCGTAGGACTCGATCAAACGAGGATTAACCAGTTTTTCGCAGCGACGTTCCTTTAGCCAGATCCAGGTTTCTTTATAGATTTCATCCGCACCAAGAGGCTTTCCATTTTTCTGCCTAGCCGAAAGATAGTCATCAGGCTTTGGCATATCTGTTCCATGAAGAACAGCACCTTCTGGAAGATCCACGGCTTTAAGCTCTTCATAATCAAGATCTGGAATTTCATTCTTCATGATGTTTACTTTCTTTCCTTTTGCGATCTTTTCAGCAGCAGGCATTGGTTTATCTCCGGCACGCACACGTCTTCCGCCGCGATAGGTTCCGTCTTTAGCCATTTCTTCACTTCCTTTATTTGTTTCAGGAGTTTAATCCCCCGTTTGAACTGGCGTTTACGTACGCGAAAGGGGGCGCCGTTTTTTTCTTGTATACTTTTTAGAAATTTTTCCTGCCCCTATGGGTCTTTGCGTCCCTTATGGATCTTTTCGTGACAGCTTCGGCAAAGGCTCATCAGATTACTCTCGTCATTGCTTCCGCCTTCAGAAAGAGGAACGATGTGATGAACCTCCTCGACCGGTACGTACCTTCCTTCAAGAAGGCAGCGCTCACAAAGCGGGTGCTTTCTTACGTATCGATCACGGATCTTTTTCCACTTGTATCCGTAGCGTCTATTTGCTTGGTAACCGCGGGAGAAGCTTTCGTAGTTCTTCTCTTCGATCTTTCGATGCTCCTCGCAGTACTGCTCACCATCTTCACACAGGTTCTTGCAGCCTGGATAGCGGCAGGGACGTTTCGGCTTCCTTGGCATTACACTTCACTTCCTTCTATAAATAACAAAAGCCCCAAAAGGCTGATCCTTTCGAGGCTCCGTTCAATTTCCTAGTTTAACCATAACATAACTTCGGTGTGACAAACTGTGCCAAAGTGTGCCAACTTTTATTCCGGAACAGAAAAATTTAATAGCGCGGACCCGTGAATGCGGTGCACGGTGCGAACGGACACGTTTAAGATCCCTGCTATATCTTCCCAAGTGCATCCGTCGATGTAACGAAAGCGAAGCACCAGCTGCTCATCGCGATCCGAAAGCAAATTGATCTGGCTTCCAATCTCATCCCGCAGAGAAATCAACCTTGCGACCTTGCCTGCCACATCTTCCTGCGCTTCATTGATCCGCTCGATGCAGTGAACAAACGCTGCATCAGCAGGCCGATTTGTCCCTTTTGGCATGCCATCATATTTCCCTGACGCAATCGATAAAGACAGCTCTTTCCAGTAATCGATTTCTCGCAGCCTGCAGTTGATCATGGCATCTAAGTGTTTTGCCTGGTTTAAATACTGTTTTGGAGTCACCAGTCCACCTCCTTTCTTACTTTTTCCATCAGCGCTTTCCCATCAAGATTCGATAGGGTAACGAACCAGTCCGATAAGAAAAAGCGCTCTACTTCTTCCTTGCGTTTGTTAGCTCCGTAGCTTTTCCCATTTCTTTTCAGAACGAGAAGTGCATGCTTATAGTCTTTCACAGCCAAAGCGATGATCGCGTTTGCGAGTCTTTCTTCTGGCTCAAAGTTTTCTTTATCAATCAAAGGAATCACCTCCCTAAGTCTGCCCGCACGGCATCGATAAGCTTTCCCTGCGTGACTTCTTTCTTCTTGATTGCTTTCAGCACCCTTTCATCGATCGTGCCTTCTGTAAGAAGATGTATGATAACAACAGTCTTCTCTTTCTGTCCCTGGCGATAGAGTCTCGCTACCGTCTGCTGGTAAAGCTCAAGGCTCCAGGTTAAGGAAAACC